CTTTGGCGCAGGCCGTCTATATGCCGCCCGCAAAGACATCACCGCCGCCACTCCGATCGAGTTCGGCGTCCTCCAAGATTGCGCGATCGACTTTTCGTTCACGACAAAGGCGCTCCAAGGGCAGAATCAGTTTGCCGTGTTCGTCGCGCGCGGCGACGCCAAGTGGACGGTCAAGGCCAAGACCGGCATTCTTTCCGGCCGAGTGGTCAACGATCTATTCTTCGGGCAGGCCTACACTTCGGCGGCGCAGGTCGCATTCGCGGCCGGTGAAGCGGCGACGGTTCCGGCGTCTTCGGCGTACACATGCACCGTCGCCAACTCATCGACCTTCGTTGCCGACTTCGGCGTGATTTATACCGCGACAGGCCTACCCCTCGTCAACGTCGCGTCCAGCCCTGCCACCGGGCAATATAGCTTTGCCGCTGGCGTCTACACATTTGCCGCTGGCGACGCCTCCGCGGCCGTGGCGATCAGCTATACCTACACAACGTCGACCGGCGGCAAGATCGTGCTGACAAACCCGCTTTCCGGCACGACCCCGTATTTTCAGGGCGTATTCCGCAATCGCGACCCGAAGAGCGGGCTGTTCAGCACCTATGTCTTCAACCGGATGACCTCCTCGAAACTCGGCATCGCCTCGAAGAACGCGGATTACTCGATCCCTGAGTTCGACATGGAGATCATGGACGACGGCACGGGGAATATCGGCACGATGTCGTTCGGAGACGCCGCATGAGCCTCGATCCGATCGAACTCGCCGACGCGCAGCGCGTCGAGCTGGGCGGCAAGACATGGCTCTTGCCGTCGCTGGTCTGGAAGCAAATCAAGGTCGTTATTCCCGGAATCGACGCTTTCCGCGCCCGCTATGCGGAGATCATGGCGTCCGGGTCCGAGTATGGCGAGGCGGACCTTGATCAGATGCTGCGCATCGTTTGGGCGGCGCTCACCCGCGCCCGTCCTGACCTTACGCTGGCCGAGTTGGAAGAATTGCCGATATCGGTATCTCAGCTCGCCGTGGCTATTCCCCTGGTCGCTAAAGCCGCGGGCCTTGGGGGAAAAGCGCCGCTTCCGACGACGACGGCGACGAAGGAAGCGGAAGCCGAGCCGAGCCATTCGACTTTGACCTCGTAGCCTTTGACATCGCGCGATGCGAGGGTTGGACACTCGAATTCGTCGAGGGTTGGTTGACGTTTGAGCGGTTGAGAAAGCTGCGCGATCATCAGCGGCTATGGCCGCCGCTCCATAAGCTCGCCGCCGCCTGGGTCGGCTACAAGCCGCCGGCGAAGGAAGGGCCACCGATCACCTATGCCGAAGCCGCCGCGCCGACTGACACGTGGTTCAAGGACCCGGCGCGGTTCTTTGCCTGATTGGAGCAACCATGTCCGACGTCGCAGTAACCTTCGGCGCAGAGACGGGTGATCTGGAGGCGGCGCTCGCCAGCGCCAACGCCGAGATTCGCACGCTTTCGTCGGAGATGCGCTCGCTCGCGAACGAAATGGAGAAGGCCGGCGCGAGCGCCGACGCGAGCCTCGGTCAAAGGCTCAAGGCCATGGGCGCCGATATGGCGGAGGCAAAAAAACACGCGTCGGAACTGAAAACGGAATTGAAGTCGGTCGGCGACGATCACGGCGAAGGCGGAAACCCGATCGAAAAGATGCTGGGATCGCTTAAGAACATCCTAGGTCCCGTCGCTGAATTCAAGGCGGGTCTCGCGGAGATCGCCGAGCTCGTCCTTGCCGCGTTCGCGGTGGAGAAATTCGTCGAATTCGCCAAGAGCATGGGCGAGCTCGGGGAAGCGACCGAACGCACCTCGAAAATGCTCGGCGTTACGACTGAACAGGTCGGCGAACTCAATTACATCGCCGCCATGACCGGCACCGCGACCGATAATCTGACGTTGTTGATGGGCCGCTTCAACGGCGCGCTCCCGGAGGCGGCGACCGGCGCAGGCAAGGTCGCGGCGGGGCTTAGGTCTCTGGGCCTCAGCGCGCGCGAGTTGCAGGGCATGAACCCGGCGCATCAGCTCGAAGCGATCGCCTCGGCCGTTTCGAAGTTCAAGGACTCGCAGAACAAACTCGGTGCGGTGGCGGACCTCGGGCACGGCTTCGTGGAATTGCTGCCTCTACTCGACGAGGGCAAGGAAGGCTTCGAGAAACTGAAGACCGGCGCGGACGACGCCGGCGTCAAGTTGAACGAGACGAGCACCGGCGCGCTCGTCGACATGCAGCACGCCATGGTGAACCTCGGCCAGACGACAGAAGGTCTGACGATCGCCGCGTTCAAGCCATTCATCGGCGTCGTGACCGGAGCCTCCGACATCCTGACCGGCCTCGCCAAGACGTTCACGGACAGCGCGAACAGCGGTGGCGTCGTGGCGCTCATAATGGACGACATCGCCGTCGCGCTCCGGGCGGTGGAAACGGGCGTTCTCGGCCTCACCACGTCTTTCGAAACGTGGTCGGTAATCGCGGAGGGCGCGGCGAAGATTGTCGCCACCGCATTTCTGGATATGGGGAAGGAGATCGGGCAGGTTTTCGTCGACCTCGCCAAGAGTATCCCGGCGTTCTTCACGGCTCTCATCACGGCTGGCGTCGAGGCGGTCAAGGGCCTCGCGGCGCAATTCGTCGACCTTGGAACGCTGATCGAGGACACTCTTTCGCTTAAGTTTGGGGCCGCCAAAGCCGATTTTGGCAAGTTTGGCGAGGACGCGTCCGCGTCGCTCGGGAAGGTCGGCGACGCGTTCAAGAATACATTCGATTTTTCGGACGCGGAGGGCACGGCTCACGCGTCGGCGAACAGTATAAAGGCAATCGCCGACGATACGGCGAATAAGCTCGTTGACACCGCCAAGCGCAGCAAGGATGCGTTCAGGGACATCTGGGGCCTCAACGTCCAATCGGACGAAAAGCCGGACCTGCCGCAAAATCCGCCGCCGGTCGAACAAAAACGCGGAGGAAAGGGCACCTCCGGCAAGGACGCTGAGCAAGCCTATTCGGGCGACGTCCAGGCCGCGCAAGACGCCGAGAAGGATATCGCGGACACGCTCAACAATGAGTTGAAGACCCACAAGATCACGATGAGCGAATGGCTCAAGCAGACCAATGAGGCATTGGACGGAGAGGCGCTCGCGGTCATCAACGCGGCAGACAAGGCGATGGCTAGCGCGGCGCTCACGTCTCAGCAAAAAGTCGCCATTGCTCAAAAGGAAGCGCACGAACTCGAACAGATCGCGAGGCAAGAGTCCGACGCTCAAGCAAAGGCCGCCGAGGAATCCGCGAAATCATGGAAGTCCGGCGCGGATACTATCTCAGGCCTAATGAACAGCCAAGTCGATGGAATCCTCAAGGGGACGACGTCTGTCTCTCAGGCTTTCAAAAACATGGCCGCTTCGGCGATTGAGGATATCATCAAGTTTTGCGTGAAGTGGCTCGCCGAGCACATCGCGACGGAGGCATCGGTTGTTGCGGCGCACGCGTCAGGTGTTGTAGCGACGAAGGCTGTAGACTCCACGTCGATATCCGGCGACGCGGCGCGGGCCGCCGCCGGCGCCTATGCCGCCGTCGCGGGCGTTCCATTGATCGGCCCTGTGCTGGCCCCCGCCGCCGCCGCGGTGGCGTTCGGCGCGGTCGAGGCGTTCGGTTCGTTTGATGCGGGCGCGATGAATATTTCGCACGATCAGTTGGCGATGGTCCACGCGGGCGAGGTCGTCGTTCCGCAGCGCGGCGGCCTCGCTGACGGTTTCCGCGAAATGGCGGCGGGCGGCGGTTTCGGAAAGAACGTCAGCGTGAATCCACAGATCAATATTCACAATAATTCCATCGACAGCCGAAGTCTAAAATCGATGTTCAACGAAAACGGCGGCGCGATGGCGAAGGCGATCCATCAGGCGAGCCGCCATGGCGCCATGCTCGGCCTCAAGGGGGCGCTTAGGTGACGACGCCGATTTTCCCCGCGCTCTCCGGACAAGACGTCACGGTCCATCGCAAGCCGACGTTCTCAACACAGATCGCCAGCCATGTTTCGGGGCGTGAAATCAGAAACCCGCTCTATCAAAATCCGGTCTGGAATTTCGAGGCCAAGTTCAATTCTCTCGAATCATCTGGAGGCGTCTACGGCGCTGTCGGCGCTTATACAAAGCAGGCACTTGAGAACCTGTTCGTGGCCTGCCAGGGACGTTACGGGACATTCCTCTACTATGACCCGACCGATTATTCCGTAACTAATCAATGGTTCGCAATCGGCGACGGATCGACGAAGGCGTTTCAGCTTTTGTACCCACGGGGTATGGGCGGCGTCGAGGGGAACCTGGGTGAATGGGTTACACAACCCGTCTTGTCCGCGACGACGCTCTATTTCCCAGGAGGGCAAAGCTCGGCTGTCGCGGCGCTCGTGGTCAAGATCAACGGAACCACGACAAGCGCCTATACGATCTCTAATGGCCTGATCACATTCTCATCGCCGCCCGCCGCAAGCGCCGCGCTGACATGGACCGGCGCATTCGGTTTCCTGTGCCGGTTCGACGACGACACACTCGATTTCGAGCAGATATTCCCCGGTCTGTGGATTTGCGACAGCGTCAAATTTCGGAGCGTCCGCGCCCAATGAAAACGGCATCAACGGCGCTCCTTGCGGCGATCAACGCCGCGCGCGGGGCTCCCGACGCGCAGCTAAGCTACGCCGACTGCTTTCTTTTCATGTTGCAATCGGGTGCGACGTGCGCGTGGACGAACGTCGATTTCCCGATAACGTTTAACGGAACGTTGTACTCATCCGCCGGCCCGCTCGTGCAGGGGCTCAAATACAAGTCCAGGGTTGGGCTCGAGGTCGACAAGCAACAGATCACGCTCGCCGCGCGGGCGACTGACCTCATCGCGGGAGCCCAGGCGCTTGTCGCGATCCAAGGCGGGGCTTTCGACGGCGCCATCGTCCAACGCTATCGCGTGTTCCTGACGGTCGCGCCCCCCAGCCTTACCGTCATTGACGGCGTTCTGCTCTTTCAAGGGCGCGTATCAACGGTCGATAGCGTCGGGCGTTTAAAATCTCAAATCACCGTCGCCAGTAGCCTCGTGATCCTCGATTACGACATGCCTAAAAATTACTACGCCGCAACATGTCAGCATACGCTCTACGACACGGGGTGCGGGCTCAACCGCGCGTCATTCGCGTCAACCGGCGCTCTGGCGTCGGGATCTACCTCAACGCTGATCTACTGGCCTGGCGCGCTCGCCACGCACGCGCAGGGCGTGATCCTGTTTTCGTCTGGCGTTAACTCGGGCCTTCGCGCCAACGTCAAATCCGCCGTTACCGGAGTTTCGTTGACGTTGATGTATCCACTACCAACTTCCCCGAGCGTTGGCGACGCCTTCACCGCTTATCTCGGGTGCGATCACACGCAAGGCACCTGCGCCAAGAGATTCAACAACGTCGCTAATTTCCGGGGTTTCCCCTTCGTGCCGCCGCCCGTGATGGCCTATTGAAATGACCGAAGCCGAGGGCCGAACTGCCGTCATCGCCGAGGCGCGGACCTATATCCGCACGCCATGGCATCACATGGCCGACATTCGCGGCGTTGGCGTCGATTGCGCGATGCTCGTGCGCCGCGTCTACATCGATTGTGGGCTCGTGCCTGATTTCGATCCGCGCCCGTATCCACAGGATTGGCACCTGCATCGTGGCGAAGAACGCTTCCTAGGCTACATTCTCGACTACGCGCATGAGGTCGCCGAACCACTGCCTGGAGACCTCATTCTGTTTCAGCTTGGCCGCCTATTCGCGCACGCCGGCATTGTCACGCGCGCGGAGCCGTTGACGATCGTTCACGCCTATTCGCCGTCGGGCGTCACCCTGGAAGAAGACGTGACGCGCAACGCGACGATGATGGAACGCAACAAGAGGTTCTTCTCGCTGTTTGGTGCGGTATGAGTTGGCTTTTTTCAACCAAGAAACAAGCGCCTGACTTCACGTCTCTGCAAATCCAGACGTCGACGGCGTCGCTTCCTATCCCGATTGTTTGGGGTTGGGCTAAGATCGCGGTCAACGTCATTTGGACGGAGAATTTTCATTACAACGCCGGATCGAGCGGCGGCAAGGGCGGCATTTTCAACCCTCAACAAACGTCGCCAGAATATTATTCCGACGTCATTATGGCCCTATGCGAGGGTCCGATCGCTGCTATTGGACAAATCTGGCGCGATCAGTCGATCTACGGAGCCGCCGGTCTCGGCCTCACGTCGTTTAATGGAACCTACCCACAAACCGCATGGGGCTACCTCTCATCGAACTATCCGTCGCAATCGCTGGGCTATGAGGGGACCGCCTATCTCTGCGCCGCGTCCTATGTTCTGGGATCGAGCGCCAGCCTGGGAAACCATGACGTTGAGATACAGGCGCTCTACAACGGGACGGGGTCGAATGGCGTCGACGCCGACCCTACTTTGGTCATCTATGACTTCCTGACGAATTCCAACTATGGCGCGGGCTTCGCCGCCGCGTCGATCGACACGAATTCGCTATTCGGATCGGGCGCGGACGCATCTCTACAAGCCTACTGCTTCGCGCAGGGAATCGCCATTTCCCCGGCGCTGACAAGTTCCGAGCAAGGAAGCTCGACGCTTACGCGATGGCTTCAAATCGTCAACTGCGGCGCGGTGTGGTCGGGGGGTCTGCTTCGCTTTATCCCGTATGGCGAGGTGGCGATCAGCGCCGGGAATGTCTCGACGACCGTTCTAGCGACCGTCCAGCACCGCTTGCCTTACGGCACCGCTCCCGGATCGAGTTCGACCAGTTCCCCCGTCTATCCGCCGCCGCAAGTCGTCGTGATCGGTTCGGCGATGTTCGTCGGCGACGGAGGCGTGACTTATGCGCAGACAGGCGGCGCTCTCACGAAAGTCTTTGCGACCCCCACGAGCGCCGGCACGTATTATGTAAGTTCAGCGGGAATCTATCAGTTTTCAAACGGCGACGTCGGCGCGGAAGTCGCTATCAAATACACCTATACGATTTCGCGCGGATATACGCCAAATCTGACGCCGATCTACAGCCTGACCGATCTTGATTTTGTCGATGCGAAGGACGACGCCGATCCGATCGAAGTTTCGCGCCTTGATCCGTTCTCTCTCCCCAACATCATGCGGCTCGACGTTCTTAGCCGCAATGGTCAATATTCATCGACTCCGATCGAGGTGCGCGATCAAAGCCAAATTGAGCTGTACGGGCCGCGCGTCGCCTCCTCGGTTTCGGCGCATGAAATCTGCGACGATGTTGGCGTCGCGCCCGTCGTCGCTCAGACCATGCTGCAACGCGGGCTATACGTCCGACGTCACTTCGCGTTCAAGCTGTCCTGGGAATATTGCCTTCTCGACCCGATGGACATCGTCGAGATAACCGACGCCAATCTTAGTCTCTCCGCATTACCGGTCCGCCTCACGTCGATCGAGGAGGATGACAACGGCATCCTGACGGTCGAGGCCGAGGAGCTGATATTCGGTGTCTCGACCCCGGCGCTCTATCCGGTGGCGGGAAACGGTGGAATCACCGTCACCAAGGCCGCCGCCGCCGACCCCGTCAATACTCCGCTGATATTTGAACCGAATTCGAGCCTTATCGGCGCAACGCCCCAAATCTGGATTGGCGCATCGGGTGGCGCGTCAGGCGTAGCCGATCCGAATTGGGGGGGCTGCAATGTCTGGCTTTCGGTCGACGGCACGTCCTATTCGCAGATCGGGTCCATCAACACCGTCACGCGCCAGGGCGTCACCACGGCGTCGCTGGCGGCCTATAGCGGAGCAAGCCCGGACACCGCGAACACGCTGGCGGTAAACCTCGCCGAGAGCGGCGGCACGCTAGAAACCGCGAGCGCCGCGGCGGCCGCGGCGGCGGCCACACTGTCCTATGTCGGCGGCGAATTGCTGGCCTACGAAACCCCGACGCTGACGGGAAGCAACGCCTACAACATCACGGGGCTGTTTCGCGGTCTCTATGGCACGACGGCCGCCGCGCATGCGTCGGGCGTTCAATTCGCGCGGCTCGATAGCGCGATTTTCACATACGATATCCAAAAGTCGGCAGTCGGATCAACGCTATATTTCAAATTCGAGTCGTTCAATATTTACGGTTCGGGCGCGCAGCTTATCTCAGCATGCACGGCGTATCCCTATGTCGTCACCGGGGCCGGGTTTGGAACCGGCGCGGCCGGCGTCCCCGCCGCGCCAACAGGCCTCACGGCGACGGCCGGCGTCGGACAGGTCGCGCTCGCCTGGGCAGCCAACGCGGCCGGCGACAATGTCACGTCATATGAAGTCCTCGCCGCGACTGGGCTAGGCGCGAGCATCGGCTCGGCATCGGTCGTCTGGACCGGCAGCGCGCGGTCGTGGACGCAGACCGGCCTATTCGCCGCCACCGCTTACACTTATTGGGTCGAGGCGATCAACGCGGCCGGCACGTCGGCGCCGTCCGCGTCGGTGGGCGCGACAGTCACCGGAGGAGGTCTCGACACCACGAGCCCGAGCATCCCGACCGGGCTCGGATTGACGACGTCTCTCGTCACCAATGCGGACGGAACCATCCTATCGCAGCTAACTGCGGCGTGGACAGCCGTTTCATCCCAGAATCTCGCCTATTATGATGTCGAGATTTCCACGAACGGCGGCGCGTTCATATCGTTTCAGACAGCGTCGACCAGCTATACCTTCACCGGGCTCGCGTGCGGAACGCCATGCGTCGTTACAGTCCGCGCGATCTCGAAAGGCAATTATGCCTCTGGGTTTTCGACAGTTGCGTCGCTCACCACGGCGACAAAATCGACCGGACCGGGCAATGCGTCGAACTTGTCCGGCGCGGCGGCGATCAAGACAATCTTCCTGACGTGGACTAACCCGTCCGACACCGATCTAGCCGGCGCGCAGGTCTGGGAATCGGCGACGCCATCGCTGGCGAGCGCGACGCTTGTCGCCACGGTCAACGGGTCTTCGTACACCTATTCCGGCCTGACATCGAATACGACCTATTATTTTTGGGTGCGGCCGTTCAACACGTCGGGCGTCCTTTCCGCAAAATACGCTCCGAACAATTCGACGGGCGTCGCCGTCACTACGGCGCTGATGACCAACTCGGAATTCGCGGCCGGCACTATCAACGCCGACATGATTCAGGCCGGGACGATCGCGGGCGGCCAGTTTATAACGACAACGGCGCTCCCGGGCACGATCACGGTTGGAAGCACGGGCGTCTCGATCGGCACGTTGCAGACGCAGGCGGCCAATCCGGCGGCGGTCATCAACGCCAATACAACGACAATTCTCCCCGGCCTCGTCACTATTTCCGGCGCGACAACCCTATCAAACTGGCTTGCGGGCGGCGACAATACCAAGATCGACGGCGGCCAAATTTACACCAATTCGATCAATACCAATTCGATCAAAATCGGCGCGCGCGGTATCTCGACAATCGGCGGTATCGATTTCCAGGCGAATGCGGCCACGAATGTCGTGTCGTGGAGCGCGGGTAATATCGTCTATGTCAACGACGCCGGCACGCCGACGACGGTCGCGATCTCAGCCGGGAGCTGTTCGTCGTCAGCCGGGTACGTATATATCTATTGGGTCGACGGCGCGACAAGCCTTTCTTATGTCAATAATGCATACGGGAGCGCGCTGGCGGCTAATTGCGTGTTGATGGCGACATACATCGGCGCTGGAAATCTACAAGTGCTCTACGGCGGCACGATCATCGACGGCACGCGCATCACGACGGGGACGATTTCGTCGGCTCAGCTCGTCACAGGATCGGCGGTCATCACCGGGACATTGCAGCTAGGCGCGAATATCGTCACGATCCCTACCAGCTATTATTCAAGCACCGTTTACAATCCCACCGGGAGCTGGACGGTTTACGTGGTTGCGACGCTGACGTTTACGCTAGATATGCCGGGATTTGTGCATATAGCATTTTCAGCAGTCGAGAACTTCTCCAGCAACTCAAATATTGCCACTGTTGTCAACTTGTTTCTCGACGGAGTTGTGGTCAACTCTATTACTACTGGCGCGCAAAGTTCGCCGTGTGTCGCTTTGATGTACTCTCCTGGCACCATCGCCGCTGGACCTCACCTAGTTCAGGTGACGTTTTCAACAGAGAGCACCAACGTCAGTATTACAAAGTCCTCCCTGTTAGTTCTGGGCGTCAAAAGATGAGCATGTGCAAATTCTCCGTCTATGACCCTTCAACCGGGGAGATCAAATACTCGATTGAGTGCCGTGACGTGGACGTCGAGGCCAACACGCCTGCCGGCCATGCTCGCATCGATGGCCTTTTCCGCGGGGACGAACACTACGTCGAGAACGGCCAAGTCGTCCCGCTTAATCCTGTGAATCCAGTCATTTCCGGGTTGACCATTTCTGCATTGCCGCCGAAGACAACGGCGCGCATAGAGCGGGTCGCATACCAAGTCGAAGACGGCGTCCTCGAGTTTTCATCGAATCTTCCCGGCCCCTATGTCGTCGAGCTTAGTGCGCCGGGCTATCTGAAAACATCGGTCACGCTCGGATGAAGATCACCCACGAGAGCGACGCCATCGAGCGGCGGGTCGCTGAATACCCGCCGCTGACCGACCTCGCCGATGCGCTCTATTGGCGGGAGAAGGGCGACCCGTCGAAGTGGGCCGCCTACGTCGCCAAGCTCGATGCGGTCAAGGCGAAATACCCGAAGGCGTCGACGAGCAAGTAACCATCCGATGTTCTGGGCGCTCTACACCTCCGCCGCGATCCTCGGCGCGTGGGCGTTCTCATCTTTCTCTCTGACTGCACGCACGCGCTCGCCGGCCAATCCGTCCCGCTGCCACCGCTGCCTATAGAGGACCGCGATGGCTCATGATCCCGGCGACGTCGCGCTAGCCGTCGTCATGCTCGCGATCATCATTTACACCGTCGCGATTCTTATCTGGCGCATGTGGAAGGAACCGCTGCCATGATCGCAATGCCGTATTGGCGTGGGCTCCCGCGCCGCGTCGACTAATTTCAAATTCTTCGCGCGCTGGCCTCTCGACGGCCGGCGAGGCGCGCGAGGATTTCCACACTCGCCGGCCGTCCCTCTCAGGTGCGCCATGCTAACAGGTTTCAAAACTTTTGGCGTCGGGCTGCTCTTTGCTACTTCGCATTGGTGGCCGTGATGGTGTGGCTTACATGGATCATCGCCGTGGGCGTGAGCTTCGCGGCGATTGAAACGTGGGCGGTCATGACCAACCGCCCAACGCTGTCGGCTTCGGTATGGCGATTGTCTCGCGTCTTTCCTCCGTTCCCCGCGGCGTTTGGTTTGGTGGTTGGATTCCTGTCGAGCCACTGGTGGCCGTTCGGGGCTTGCCACTGAGGTCTCTTCCGCGCGTTGGCGGATATCGGCGCTCAACTATCAAGGAAATCCTTACATGTTCAAACTCGCACTTTGCGCGGGCGCGATGGCGCTCACGGGAACGGTACGGGACCCGGAGGTAAGAGTTTAGGATATTATGCTACAGCCAAAGAGGCGGCGTCCGCAGCTGATTAGTATGGTAAAAATACATACGGCGAATTCTA